GTGCCGGTTTTGCCGCTGGTGCCCTCCCATAGGACGGTGGGGGTTAGCGAATCCCACACGTCCTTCATTGGTTTCAGCACGTTGAAGAGCGGGACGAGGGTGCCGACGGTGATGCCGTCCAATGGGATGCGGTAGAGGGGCATGTCGTGGGTGGCGACGCCGTCGAGGATACTGCCGGTGTTGTGGGCCGGATCCGTCGGGGTACCGGTGGTGGGGGTGCCCTTGAGGACCACGAGCGAGCAGGTCTCCACGCCGGTGGTGGTGTTCTTCGTGTAGCGAAGCACCACGAGATCGTTGCGTTTCTGGCCTTGGGTGCCGGATTGCACGGTGGCGGTGGTGGTGCCGGTCAGGTGCACATGGCGGCCGTTCAATACGGCGTCGCCTGATTGGACGGCGATGGTGTTCGCGTTGCTCATGGTGGCCTTGAGCTGATTACCGGTGGCGAGCGCGTAGTCGCCGGGTCCGACGATGCCGGCCTGGAATGCGCCGATGTCGTCGCTGCCGATGTGTGGGGTTCCGGCGTAGCCGGTGATGAGTTCGACTGTCATGTGTTCTCCTGACGTTTATGCGGTGCGTTTCCAGAGGCGGCCTCGTCCGATGGTGTCGGGGAGGCGTGTCCATGTGCCGCCGATTGTGTTGGGGTCGAGGTTGGGGGTGGTTTCGATGATCTCGCCGATGGGGTGGGCGGCCGTGAACATAGTGCGCGTGTTGGTGCGTTGCAGCAGGTTCGTGACCGCCCGTGCGAGGCCGTGGAGGGTGACGTATGTTTCCGCCATGGCCGGGGTCCCTTAGGCGAACAGGGCGTCGATTTCGGCGTCGCTGGCCGGGGTGAGGTCGGTTTTGCGCATGTAGCCGCTCAGGTCGATCATGCCTGTGAGCGCGTCCCATTTCATGACGGTGGTGTCGCCGGTGGTGACGGCCACGGCGACGACGTTGGTGCCGGCGGGCAGGGTCTTGCCTGAACCGTCGACGAACCGGCCGTCGGTGGTGAACTGGTCTGTGATGTTCCACACATCGCCCTTGGCGGCGGATGCGGGGGCGGGCAGGCTGGCGAATGCCGTGGATCCCTTGGCGCGGAATGCGGAGCCGAGCGAGTTCTGCAGTTCGGTCTTCGCGGCGTTGACCTTGGCGTCCACGTTCGCGGCAGTCTGGTAGCCCTTGCCGGTGACGATGGTGTTGACCTGGGCGGCGTTCTGGTAGCCTTTCGCGCTGATGGCGGTCTCGACGTTGGCTGCGGTCTGATAGCCGAGATTCTTGATGTCGTTGACGGCGCCGGCGCGCGCGTTGTTGGCGGCGGTGGTCACGTCCGCGGGGGTGGCGAGGCCGAGGCTGGCCGCGGTCTGGTTACCGCTGGCGATCTCCTTGCCGCCGATGGAAGGCTTGCCGGTCAGGTCCGTGTACGCGCCGGAGAACGTGGAGTCGCCGGCGTTCTTGATCTTGTTGACGAGTTCGTCGGTGAGGTTGTTGTCGGAGAGCACCTTGTAGGTGTTGGGGCTGCCGGTCTTGAGTTCCTTGGCGACGAACAGGGTCTTGAGTTTGGCGAGGAATGTGGCGAGGTTGTTCAGGTTGATGAATTTCGTGGCCATGATGGTTTCCTTTCGTTACTTGCTGCTGGGGTTGAACAGGTTGTTGATGTCGTCGTCGGTGGCGGTCTCGATGTTTCCGGCAGCCGTTTCGAGCTCCTTGAGTTTCTCGGGGAGTCGTTTGCCGTCGACGTCCACATCCTTGGCTTTGACCATGGGGAACGTGCCGTTGTTCTTCGGCGCGAGCGTGTCGATCAGTTCGATTGCCATCAGGGTTCTCCTTTACTTCACTTCGACGGTGGTGTTGCCGAGACCCGCGTTCGTGGATTTCCAGACCGAGTAGCTGATGGTCGCGCCGCTCGCGTTCTTGTGGTCGAACGTCTTCAACAACGCGAAGCCGCCTTCGAAGCCGCCGACGAAGAATCGGGGCGTGCCCCACGACGCGGGGAACGCGTAGTAGATGTGCTGCCCGGCCGCCGCGTTCAGGGTGAACGTTTTGCTGTACCATGTGGCGAGTTCGCCGGTCGCCTGGTTGATGATCTGGTCGGTCACTCCCGCCGCGTCGAGGCTGGCGGCGACCCACCAGTGGCGCTTGTCGCGGAAAGCGACGTCGGCGGTGCGGGTGGCGACGGCGTTCCGCGCGTCGGTGGCCTTGAGCGTGTACGTCTTGCTCGCTTTGAGGTTCACGCCGGAGAGTGTCGTGCCCTTGGATGCCGTGTCCTGCGCCTTGTCGTCCAGGGTGAGCGATTTCGGCGTCTTGGACAGGCTCCATGCGACGGTCACGTCCGCGACCGTCGAACCGCGTTCCGCCTGCGATGGGGAAACGGTGAACGAGTTAATGCCCATCGCCTTGTACAGGCTGATGGTGCCGTCCTCGGTGATGTCGAAATCGCCGCCGGGCTTGACGATGCCCGCCTTGTCGGCCGTGGCGATCGAGCCGCCTTCGCCCTTGAGTGCGAACTTGGCGTCGTTGGCCGCGTCCTGCTTTGCTTTGAACCGGGCGAGCCGGTCCAGGTCGATGACCTTGCTGGTGTTAGCCATCGTGTTCCTCCTTATCTGTGGTTGGTGTTGGGAACAGGTTGTCGATGTCCGCGTCGGTGGCGTAGACGATGCTCACGTCGCCGATGATCGCGTCCTCGAGGATGATTACCGGCCCCTCGTCACACGAGCAGCCGTCCAGTGTGCGGATCATGGAAGCTCCTTTCTGCTGATGGCGCTGGCGACCACCCATTCGCCGTATACGAGGCGTGTCACTTCCCCCTGCGGGCTTTCCAGCAGCAGGTCCCACGCACCCGCGCATGGCATAAGCGTCGAGGAGCGTTCGTCTGTGACGCTCACGTCCACATGACCGTGCGAGTCCAGCGTCACGCAGTCGCTCAGATCCGCCATCACCTTGCCGTCCCTGCGCAATTGCAGCCGGGGATTCCAGCCGGTCAGATCCACCGGCACCGCGGCGCGAGAGCCGTCCGCTCGCAGGATGTTGCGCACCCATAGCAGCCTCACATGGTTGGTCACGCCGGCCACGAGCAACAGCCTCGCCTCCAGCAGGCCAAGCCTGCCCAATGTAGCCGTCATCTCATTTCGTCCTTTCCCACACATATGCGCCCAGCGAAGGGCGCTGCTCCCAGGTGCCGCCGAAGTCACTAGCCGGATTGGCTCCGGTGGTGTTCATCACCACATAGCCAATCGGCATCATGGGTCCACCTCCGGCCGAGGTGGCGTGCGCGGTGATGACGCCATCATCGTTGACGGTGATGGTGCTGCCGTCCGGTTTGACGCCGCCGATTGTGCCGTTGGTGGCGGCTGGAAGCGTGTAGTTCTCCAATCCGTCGAGTTTCTTTTTGTCCGCAGCGCTCATGAGTCCTGATCCGTTGACTGTGGCCTCCGCTGCCGTGAGGTGCACGGCCTGACCATTTCTGCTCGCGGATAAGGGAAGGGCCGCGGTTATAGCCGCCACGTTCGCCGCCGCTATGGCGTTGGCTTCGGTGGCTGTCTGCTGCGCCTTGCCGATCTCGGACGAGAAACCGGATGCGAGCGTGTACGCGTCGGTGGCGGCCTTCTCCACCCCGTCGACGCGGCTCGGGGTCACCACGGCCGAGAACGTGTTGTTTTTCATCGTGATGGTCGTGCCATCCGCGTAGTACGTGGCGCCGGAACCACCGGATTCCGCCGTGCCGCTGAGGCTTGTGGTGACGCCGTCCGCGGTGCCGCATTCGTAGTCGACGCTCATGATGCCGTTGTTGACCTTGACGATTTTCTTGGAGATCGGCACGGTAATCGTGATGCCGAGCCGGTTGTCTCGGCCGGTGACGGTATCTCCCACATCCATCGAGAGGCTACGGTCGTTGAGAGTGACGCTCACGCCGCCCTGTGTCTGGAGCTCTTCGAGTTTCTCTTTGGTTTTCTCGTTGAGTTCGTCGGCTTGGGCATTGCTGTAGTCGTAGATGGCTGTGTATTCCGCGAGCCCTGTGAGCGTCTTGGATTGGCTGACCTTGCCGTTGGAGTCCGCGTACCAGTGGACGACCACGCGTTCATGCAGATCCCCTTGCCCCAAGCCGATGAGGTGGTTCACCGGCTGCGAGTCGAGCGACGCCTGGAAGACGAGCAGGTCGCTGTCGATGGTGTCGCCGTAATGATCGACTGGTTTGGCGATGGCGTGCACGTGGCCGTCAAGCCATGTGAGTCGGAGTTTCGCGTTGTTTGCCGTGAGCATCTTGGTGACGCCCGTATACGCATCCGTGTATCGGTCGAACTGCCAGCCGCCGATGGTCACGGTGCTTGCATCGGCGGTGAACAAGCTATCGAGGCCGATGCGTTTGAACAACGTGTTGAGGATTGTCGCGGCGTTGCCGCTCACGGTGAGGTAGTCCTTACCCGCATCGGGCTGGAGGATGCGGCGCGCAAGCATGCCATGCCAGGTGGGGCCTTCCACGCTGCCGTCCGTGTTACGGACGGTGACCATGCCGCCATACTCGGTGCCGTCCATCATGATGAGAGAGCCGGCCGCCGGTTGTGGCAGACAGGTGAGTTTGAAGTCGTTCTCATCGCTGCCGTAGGCCAGGTCGAGCTCGTAGTCGTCGAGGGATGCGATGGGCTTGCGAGCGCTGTCGGTGATTATGAGGTCAGCCATGCTGGGGCGCTCCTTTCCATGATGATGGTCAGGTCCCAGCCGAATCCGTTCCATTGGACGTTGGTTTCACCGGCTGGTATCGGTTGGAAGATGTAGCGTCCGCCGTCTAGGCCGGTGCCTCGTGTGGCTTTGTCGAAGACGTTGGTAGTGCCGCCGTTGATGCCGGTCATCGTGATGGTTTTGTGGCCGGTTTGGCTGTCGATGGTGACGTATGCGCCGATTGGGATGGTCATGGTCAGTTCGTATCGGTTGCCGCCGATGGTGATTGACGGGTTCGTGCAGGGGCCGAAGATGACCATTTTGAACGGCATTGGGGCGCCGGTGGTGTTGATGGCGTTGGCGCCGCGCGTTGGCGCCTTGTAGTCGTAGGGGTAGTCGTAGGGGTAGTCAAGGTAGAGGCCGGATTGCAGTTCGTCGGGGAGGAAGTGCTGCGTGTCGGCTGGTTTGCGCCATACGCCGTCGAGGAGCGCTACGGTGAACGCGTATTTCGCTGGGTTTGGAAGGTCTTGTGATGGTTCGATGCCGGTGATGAGTGCGGCCTGGGCCCAGCCGTCCACGGTGATGGTTCCGGCTTTGTTCCGGTTTCCCGTGGAGGCTAGGGCCCGTATGTCGGCGTCGAACAGGTTGCTTGCCGTGTCCAGCATCGTCAGATCCGCGCACTTCGCCTCCAGTTGCACGGTGGAGGCGTTGAGTGCTGCGGAGTCGATGCCGTGCGCGGCGAGTTCCACATCCCATGCGTGGGTGCGCAGGGATTCGATGCGGTTGACCATGATGCCGTCGGGTGCGATGAGGTCGACCACGCGGTGCTGGGTGGTGCCGCAGGTGTAGGTCATGGTTCTCATCGGTTCCCTCCTTGGACTATGCCGAGCTTGCGCTTGCTTTCGCGGATGGTCATGGCCGGCGCGTATTTCGCGATGGTCGGGCCGAGGTCGGCGTGCAGTGACTGCAGGTCGGAGCGCAGGCCGCGTATCTCGGTGATGAGATCCGCGAGGCTGGCGCCGGATCCGGTGGCGAGCGCCGTTGTTCCGATGGCTGCGGCTGTCGTGTCGATCTGGCTGTTCGTGGTCATGGCGCCGCTGATGCCGGCCATCACGCCGCGGATGGATTTGGCTGCTTCTGGGCTTGCCTTGTCCATGCCTTCGACGAGGCCTTCGACGATGGCGCGGCCGCGGTGCGGCGTCCATCCGCTTCCCGAGAAGGGGCCTCGCTTGGCTGGCGAGTGCGGGATGAACGAGCTGATGGTATCCATGACGCCTTTGATGGCGCTGCCGGCTTTGCTGATCATGCCGGTGATGCCGTCGATAAGGCCTTGGACGATGGCCTTGCCTGCGCTGAGAAGCAGAGTGCCTGCTCCGGCGAACACGCCTTTGATGGCGCTGATGACGCCTTGCAGTGCGCTGCCGATGCCGCTTGCCGCGTTGGAGAGGATGCTCTTGAACGCGTTCCATGCGCCTTGCCAGTCGCCGTTGATCAGTGAGGTGACCATGCTGATGACGCCGGAGACTACGCCGACGACGGCCTGGATGACGCCGCTGATTCCACTGATCACGCCTGACACGTATGGGAGCATCGCCTGCACCGCCGGCAGCAGCGAGCCAGTGATGAATCCGATGATCGCGGATACCACGGTTCCCACCACCGAGACGATGCCCTGTATCACCGGCATGAGTTGCTGGAGCAGCGCGACTATGCCTGCCACGGCCTGTTGGATTACCGGGATCAGCTGCTGGATTACCGGGCCGATGGCGGCTGCCATCTGGCCGATGAAGTCCACGATCTGCTGGATGACGGGCATGAGGGCGGCGAGCACCTGTCCGGATATCTGCGTGATCATGCTGATGATCTGCGCGGCCAATGGCAGCAATGCCGCTATGGCGTCCGTCAATGGCGGCAGCAGGCTCGTCACGATCTGGCTGATTGCCGGCATGAGGCCGGTGAGTCCGTTGATGAGCGGCTCGATGATCGTGGGGATCAGCGGCAGCATCGTCTGGATGATGGAGCCAACAACCGGTATCAACTGGCCGATGGCATCGGTGATGACCGGCATGATCTGCTTGAGCATGCCCTGGATGCTTTTCACCAACGCGTCGAACGCAGGCTGTATGCTCGCGATCTCGGCCTTGAACCGGGTGAACAGGGCGGAGGCCTGTTCTCCGAACGCGTCACGCAGTTTCGGCGTGGTGGCGATGAGCGCGCCGATGGCGGCCACGGCGATGCCGATGGGTCCGCCCAATGCGGCCAGCGGTCCGCTCAATCCTCCCAGGACCCCGCCGAGCAGCGGAATCTTGGACAGCAATGGAGCGATGCCTCCGGCCCCGAGCGCCACGAATGAGGCTATCAGCGGGGCGATGGCGTTCCGCACGGGTTTGAACATGTCACCCAATCCGTTGAACACGCTGCCGATGGCGTTGATCGCGTTCTGGAACGGTTTGGGCAGGAGCGTCACCAGATCGGAGAACAATGCGGGTATCGCCTTCACGACGCCCTTGGCGATCTGGCCCACTCGGGGCAGGATGTTCTTCAGCGCGGTGCCGATGCTTTCGGCGAGCTGCTGGCTCAACGCACCCATGTCCGCGTTGCTGTTGCCGAGGCCGGCGAGCCAGTTCTGCCATGCGGCCTTCATCGAGTTCACGGATCCCTCGATGGTGGTCGCTGCCTCCCTGGCGGTGGTGCCGCTGATGCCCATCTCCTTCTGGACTCGGCTGATGGCCTCGACCACGTCGGAGAAGGAGTCGATGCTCAGGTCGTTGCCGTCCTTGAGCACGCCGGGCAGCTTGTTCGCATCCGAGATGAGGCGTTCCATCTCGCTCTTGGTGCCGCCGTAGCCGAGCTTGAGATTGTCGAGCATGGCGTAGTTGCCGCGGGCGAGCGACTGGTAGGTCTGCTGGATGCTGCCTATGTCGGTGCCCATCTTGTTGGCGTTGTCCGACATGTCGATGATGGCCTGGTTGCCCATCTCGGCGGCCTTGGCGGTGTCGCCGCCCAGCGAGCTCACGAGGCTTGCGGCGAAGCTCGTGACCTGGTTCATGTAGTCGTTCGCGCCGATGCCCGCGGTCTTGTACGCTTCGGACGCGTACTGCTGCACCGTGCCGCTGGCATCCTTGAACAGGGTGTCCACGCCACCGACCGCCTGCTCCCACGTGGCGTAGGCGGCCAGCGCCTGCTTGCCTGTGGCGAGCACGGTGGCTCCGATGGCGGTGATGCCCGCTCCCACTGCGGCGACCGCTCCGGTGGCGAGGCTCTTGAGGTGCGAGCCGGCGCTGGAGGCGAGGCTCTTGAATGCGTTGCCCGCGCTGGAGGCGAGGTTGCCGAGCGTGCTGCCGATTGCCCCGGCGGCGGTCTGTGCTCCGGCTGGGAGTTTGGACCATACGGCTACGGCGGCGGTGGCGATGTTGCCGAAGTAGTTCTTGGCTACGTTGGCAACAGGCGCGAGTTTCTGTCCTACTTTTCCGGCGACGTTTCCGATGGCGGAGCCGATCTTGCCTCCGAATGAGCGGATGGGTGCGGTCCAGGTGGTGACCGCGTTTTTGATGACGGAGCCGGTTCTGCTTCCCCAGTCGCGGATTGGTTGTGTCCAGGCGTTGATTGCCGCGCCGATTGGTTTGGCGATGCTTGACACGGTTGTGGCGATGCTGTTGCCCCAGCCTTTGAGGGTTTGTTGGGCGGCGCTGATGGCTCCCTTGAGTCCGGTTTGGATTTTCGCGCCGACCTGTACGGCGAAGCCGCTGAGTTTAGCCACTGCCGTGCTGGCGAAGCCGCTGATCTTCGTGCCCAACGGTTTCCAGATGGCATCGACGCCGAGCAGGCTGCGCACGAGGAGACCGAATGCCTCGGATGTGTTTTCGACTATGCCTTTTGCGCCAAGCAGTGCGGAATCGGAGGTTTTGAGCCCGGACGCGAACGATTTGAATACACCCGTCGTTTTGCTGGTCGTGGTGTTCAACTCGTTTTCTGTGGCATTAAGCGCCCTTTTCGCCTCCCTGACCCGTTCCGAGGCTTCCTGAGATTTCTCTAGTGCATTGGCTTGACGGAGCTGGGCTTGTTCGACCTTGATGGCTGCGGCCTGGGCCTGGGTGCTGTCGGCACCGTATTTCGCGATGGCGGCGTTGAGTTTGTCCTGGGCCGCGGCGACGGCCACGGTGGACTGCTTGTAGTTGAGAAGGGCGGCGGAGGCTTTGGAGGTGGCTTGCGCCACGTCCTTCTTGAACGGCTTGAGCACGTCGTCGGCGAGCTGCTGGTCTGCGCTGCCTTTGAATCCGTTCTTGAAGGACGTGCCGAACCGGCTGCCTATCTTCTTGCCGGTTCCGAAGGCCTTGTCGAAGGTTTTCGACCCGGTTTTGCCGGCGTTCTTCATCTCCTTGTTCACGGCGTTTCTGAAGCCGTTCATCACGGGGAATATGGAGATGTGGCCGGTGCCGACCTCTGCGCCTCCCGCCATCGGAATTCCTCCTTGCTAGGTGTTACATGCTGAATAGGGCGCTCTCGTGGGGCTCGGCGTCGCGGATTTCCGTCGGCGCCGCCGCATCATCCGGATTCCCGCTGTCGTCACTTGTGTCCACCAGTCCGTTGGCGCCGATGGCGTGCAGGATGGTGATGTCGGTGGCGGTCATGGGGAACGCGAGCCCCAGGGCGGAAGCTCCCGTGTATGTTGACGGGTCGACGCTCATGGCTTCGTGGAGGCTTATCGCGTCCGCGTAGCGCAGTCGTCGGCCGAGGTCGCGTTCCAGGCTCCATCCGGCTTTGGCGAAGTCGGCGCGGATCTTCACTCCTTCTTTGGAGCTGAGGGTTCTGCAGAATCCTGCGATTTTCCCAATTCGACGCCTTGGGTCTTCATCAGGGTGGCCCCGTAGTCCTGAAGCAGGTTGAACGCGATCTGTGTCGGCCCGTCTTCGAGCTTCTTCGCCTGTTCCTCGCCGGCGAACTGGGTGAGGATGCGTTTGATCTGTTCGATGCTTTCGGAATCATCGGCTGCGGATGAGAGGGCCTCGAAATCGTGGATGCTGAGGAACATTGGCAGCTTGTAGATGACTCCGCCGGGGGCGAGCGCCCAGTATTCGTCGTTCTTGATGATGTGGCGGATCTTCATCCGCGAGGCGATGGCGTCGAGCGCGGATTGTTCGTCGTCGTCTGTCCAGTTTTCGAAGTCTTCGAGGGTTGGCGTCCATTCGGTTGCGGTCATGGTGTTCTCCTATCGGTTTCTCCCATCGGCGGGAGGTCCCTTGCATGCCGATGGGAGAAGAAGCTCATGCGAGGGACGTTCGGTTTACTTGCCGGTCTCGGTGGCGGTGGTGGTCGGCATGTAGTAGGACTGCAGGTAGCGGCTGTTGCCGTTGTCGACGATGCTGTCCTTCTGCCAGGTGGTGGTCAGCGCGATGCCGGAGACTTCGCCTCGCGTGTCCTGCGCGGGTTCGCTGCCGGTGGTCTGCAGTACGCCGAGGCGGCGGCGGATTGTGCCGGTCTTGTAGTGCGTTTCCTGGTAGGCGATCCACTTGGAATCCTGGATGGTGTCGCTCACGTGATAGACGCCGTCGGCATCGGGGGTGCCGATGGTCATGCCGCGCACGGTTTCGTTGTCTTCGGCGACCGTGAACGCGAGGGTGAGGTTCGGGTCGGCGTTGAGCATGTAGCCGGGCTGGTGGAATTCGGTGGCGTCATCGGAGTCTCGCGCGTCCTGCGGCGCGCCGTCGCTGGTGATGAGGCCGACCGCGTGCCCCTTGCTGAAGATGTCCTTGAGCGTGGTGATCGGGTCGGCCACGGTCTTCGCGATCATGGATGCGGTGAGCTTCGCGGTTGGATCGTATGGGGCGATGATGATCTTGGATGAGGTTACGTACTTGACCGATGTCAGGTCGTTGCCCTGAGCGTCTGCTGTCATGATGGTTCCTTTCGGTGTTTGTTGGTTGGGTTATTGGATTTCTCCGATCACCGAATAGGCGATGATCAGGTAGTAGTGGGCGGTGGGTTCGTTCTCCGGCACCACGTAGGGGCCGTTGCATTGGGAGTGGTCGACCGCGATGACAGGAGAGTTCTCGGCGGATGCGATGGCATCGTCCATGAGCAGAGCTTGGATTCGGCGGGCGAGGTCCTTGCATGGTTTGTCATGGGCGCGGGTCCATCCGTAGATGTTGACGCCGATGCTGCGATCGAATTGCGCGAGCCCGTCTCCGGATCCGCTGTCGTCGCGGATGGTGACGAGCGGATAATCGCCGCGATAGGCTTCCGGTTTCCGGTTGTCGAATTGCAGGCCTTCCACGTCGTAGACCCGGTCTCGCAGATAATCGCACAGCCATTGCTCGATGTCCGGTGAGATCACGCTCATGATTTCGCCTTCTTCAATGCCTTGACGAGGTTGCCGGTCTGTGATTCGATGAGCATTGTCTTCGCGTCGGTGCCGACCACCCTGTAGGTGGTGCGGTGCGCATGCTGCACGGCCTCCACTTGGAGCCCGTCTCGATAGGCTCCGGTATCCACCGGGGCGTTCGCCCTGGCGATGTTGAGGGCTTTCTCCGCCGCCCCTCTGGTCAGGGCCCGCACCCCGGCCGAGTTGAGCATCTCGTCGAAGAACGAGTTGTTGAAGTCGACCGTGGTCTGTCCTGCCGCCGGCATGTGTCATCCCCTCCATTCGGTGAGTTGGATTTCGAGTGTGGGCTGCCAGCCGCTGAACGCGTTCACGTCGTTCGAGGGGAAGCCGCTGACCTCCCATAGGCGGCCGTCATCCGGCATGGCTCTGATGCGGTCGCCTATGCGCACATCGGCTTTGGGATTGTCGATGGTGAGCACGGCGGTGCTGGTGGTCTGCATATCCAGCGCGTCGGGAAGCCGCGTGCTGGTGGAGGATGCGAGAGCGCCGCGAAGTTCGATGATGTCGGGATGCTGCCAGTCCTCATCGGTTTGCTTCGGATTCATGGCGCGAGGTGTGCGTCTGGCTCGCAGGCGCTGGAAGTCGGTGGCTCCGGAGAGTGAGAATCCGTTTGAGCTTTTGGTGATGTAGTCGAGCGCGTTCATGCCGTCCGTGCTCCCCACGTGAGTCGGTATGGGTCGAGCTGGCGTTTTTCCGCTTCGAATAGTTGGAGTCCTATTGGGGCGCCGCCGTTGGTGATGTAGCTGATGCTGCTGCCGTTGGTGCTTTGCGAGGCTATCATCGGCGCCGGTGCCGTGGCGGCTCGTTTGGCCAGGGAGAGCATGAGCGCGTGTAGTTCCGGCACGTCTTCGGGTTCCCAGCCGTCGGTGAGTGTGACCCTTATGGCTCCGGGTCTATCCGGCAGCGTGCCGTGGCGGAGCACCACGGTGCCTTTCTCCGACCAGTCGATGTCATCGGCATGGTCGATGCCGTCGAATTCGAGGCCGCCAATGTCGGTGACGCGGATGCTGGGAAGTATGAGGGTGCCGCCGCCGTAGCCGTCGACGCGGATAGTGTGCGTCCAGCTTGGGGTGACGTGCCATCCGCATTCGCGACGGATCGCGGCTTGTGCGGCACGGAGGAAGAAGAGCCCGTCCGTGGTGAACTCTCCGGGGTTCTCGATGATGTCCGGGGTGCCTTTGGGGGGTTCTGCCATCTGGGCTCTCCTTCCTGTGATCGGGGTTACTTCGTGGCCGGGGTCGGCTTGCCGAGCGTGACCTTGACGAAGGCCTTCGGGTACTTCACCTGGAGGGTGAGGCGTTCCTTGAGGCGGATGGCGACCTTGTCATTGATGAAGTAGTCGGCATGCGCGTTGGTGGATTCGATGCGCAGGCCGCCCTTGCGCAGCACCTTGCCGCCGGCCTTGAAAGCGCCGACGAGCGCGGTGCCGGGTGCGATAGCTTCGGTGACCACGGTCTTGACGCCCCACAGCGGCGGATCCTGCATGATGCCGCCCTGGCCGTACTGGCCGGTGAAGAAACCGCCACCGAAGTACTGGCCGTTCGCGTCCTTGGACAGGCGGATGGCCTCGTAGTCGGTCGGGTTGATGACGATGCCGTCCGGCTGGAAGCCGGTGGCGGTGGCGATGAGCTTGCGGCACTTGAAGATGCGGTCCGCGTCGGAGTCTGCGCCCTGGCCGAGGGTCTGGATCTCTCGGTTGAACAGGCCGTCGATGTTGTTGTCCGCGCCGTCGCCGGAGAGCAGCTGGGTTTCCTCGAGCAGCTGGATGTTGTAGGCGGCGAAGTCGGTGATCTCGCCACGCAGCCAGTCGAGGTCGTCGAGCATGTTGTCGGAGATGGCGAACCAGCCGGCGACCTCCTTGAGGTCATCGGCCTTCCACTTCGGATCCGGGAAGTGCAGCTGGGGCTTGAGGCCGCCTTCGGCGACCGTGCCCGCGGAGCCTTCGAGTTCGCCGAACACCGGGTATTTGACGGCGTTCGTGGAGGCTCCCATGGTGCCCTGGCTGAACAGGTCGGCCACCGCGAGCGGACGCTGGTACGGGAACACGGCCTGGGTGTCGGTCTGCACCGTATAAGGTGCGAACGCCCCGGTGGAGTTCCCCACGGTCTGAGTGTCCGTGTTGGCCTTGAATTCGACCGCGTAGCCGGCCTTGAGACGGGTGCCCACGTTCTTCGCATACGACTTGACGAACAGGTCGCCGGCGCTTTTGGCCGGAGCGTCATCGTTTTGGCCACCGGAGTCATTGCCGGTGGGGGTCGATGCGGCGGCGAGCGCACCGATCTTGGCGATCATCTGCGCCTGGTCTTCGGCCTTGCCGATCTGCTGGTCGAGCTGGTCGACCTGGTCGAGCAGCTGCTTGATGGCGGTGGCGTCATCGTCGCTGATTTCCCCGGCCTTGAGTCCGGCCTGCTTCTCCTTGAGCTGCGCCATCAGCGCGGCTCGCTTTTCGATGAGAGTGGACATGTCTACTCTCCTTTCTGCCCTTTGAGGGCGATTCGAATGGCGAGGTCGAGCGCTTCCGCTTCGGCTTTCCGGTTGGGCTCCTCGGACTTGGCCCCTTGGGGCTCCTCGTTCTTGGCCTTGTCCGGCTCCGATGCCTTCGCACCGTCGCTCTGGGTGTTTTCCTGCTCCTGGCTGGCCGTCGCCGATGCCAGAAAATCCTTCATTTGTTTGGAGGCCTGCGCGAGTTGTTCGCTGATGCTGGTGAGCATGTCCACGTTCGCGGCGCTGATCATGCGGCCGGCTTTGGTGAATTGTTCGCTGATGCTTTTGATGGCGACGACGCTGGTGTCCTGGTTCGCTCCGATGGGGACGAAGCTGGCCTCGTAGACGGTGAGTTTCCGGAGCTCGTTGGCTTTGGTGCCGTCGTCGAGGGTGACGGTGCCTTCGTCGTCCACGTCGAATGCGAAGGAGAGCTGCGAGATTCGTTTGGCTTTCACGAGCCGGTAGGTTTGCGCGGCCTTGGGCGAGTCCATGTCGAAGCTGCCGCGGATCCACCAGCCGTGGTCGTCTTCGCCCATGTCGGTGACGCCTCCGATGTTGTAGTCGGGGTCGTCCATGCGGTGCCCGTAGAGCACAGGCATGGTGTTGCCGCTTTCCTTCCAGTGGGTGATGCTGTCGAGGAACGCTCCGGGGGCTACCACGTCGCCGTAGCAGTCGGGTTGGCGGGTGAACGTGCTGGGATAGGCGATGAATTCGCCTTCCTGCAGGTCGTCGGTCTCGTTGTTGGTCTTGAACCGGCAATCAAGCTGTTTGGTCCGCATGCTGTTGCTCCTTCGCGTATTCGTCATGGGCTTTGCGGGTTTCGTCCAGGGCGATGAGCCCGCTGTTGAATTGGTCGATATGCGCGGTGATGGTCAGGTCGGATTGGAGCTCGTTCTGCCATTTGAGCCAGCCGATGCTTTCCACGTCGATGCCGGCGCCGAGTTTGCTGCGCACGCTTTTGTCGAGCCTTGCCCTCCACATGGCGATGATGTGGTTCTTCGCGGTTTCGTCCGTATCGGATGAGGGCCGTATCGGGTCGCCGCCGTCCTGAGGGCTTGCCTGGCCTCCCTGGGTGACGTTGAGTGGCACCGTGAGGCTGTCGCCGCCTTCGATGCGGGGCAGGTTCTGTGTGGCTCGGGCTTCGTTGGGTGTGATCCACGGTGCTCCCACCGATGTGGAGAGCACGCTGGCCTGTTCCTCGAAGTCGCCGCTCAGTTTCGCGCGGATGTCGAATTCCACGTAGTCGAGCGGGTCGGCGCCGATCATCGTGGCGAGGAACGTGTTGAGCCGGTCCTCGATCATGCGCATGGTCGGGCCCAAGGTCTCCGAATACAGCATTTTGCGGAATTCCTTGGTGTTGGAGAAGTTCGCGTTGTCGAGGATGCCGACCATGACCGGGCTGACGTGGTAGATGCTGGCCACGGTCTGCAGGCTGAGCTTCGTGACTTCGCTGAATTCCTCCTCGCGCGCGTTGAAGCCGAGGCGTTTGAGTTCCATGCCGTCTTCGAGCAGCGGGGTGCTGCCGGCGCGGGCTCCCTTGTCGGTGAATTCCTTCCAGCCGCGGGCAAAGCGTTCGCGCGCGGTGTCGTCCCACGGCGGCGCGTCCTTCGGTCTGACGAGCACGGTGCCCACTCGGCCGCCGCGCTGCCATGTCTGCGTGCGGTAGCTCCAGGCTTGGATCTGCTCGTTGATGATGTCCTTCAAAGCCATGACCGGCGTGACCCCGTTGGTCGGGTCGGTGGGATTCCAGCCGTGGAAGACGAGCATGTCCTCGGCAGGCACGTCGATCCATCCACGGCCGAGTCCCGTATCCACGCGGTAGGAGGCCGGGGCGAACACGCTGCCTTCCTGCTTGGCGGTCACCCATGATGGGGGTATCGGCCTGATCTGCCAGCCGCCGAAGCGTTCCATGTCCCGGTCGGGGGCTTGGGTGACGATCCAGTAGGCCACGTCGTGGAGTGCCAGATCCGCGGTCAATTGGCGGAGCAGCTCGAAGCCGGTCATGTCTGGATTCGGCTGCTTGAGAAGGTTGATTAGTGGCGAATCCGTGATGCGCTGGCGGTCGGTATCGGAAATTCTGCGGAATTCCTTCAATCCGACCTGAGCGACGTTGTCGGCGAGGAAGCTGATGACCGTGCGCAGATGCGGCTGGGTCTTGTACAGTTCGGTCTCCGATTGGCCTTGGATGATGGTCATCGCGTCGGCCATGTCGAAGCTGATGTGGTAGGTGGGGCGGAATATGTCGGTGAGTTTCTGCCAGATGCTCAAGATTCAGCCTCCTTCCTAGAGAACGAGCAGTCCGTGTCCGGTTTCGGTGTCGTATGCGCTGCGCTGTTGTTTCACCGGTTCGGCGTTCATGGTTTCCAACGCGTAGAGCGCCTGGCTTTCGGCGATGAGCCCGCTGATGTGCATGGCCGATTTCTGCCGGTCCCACACTTCGACTTCGCCAAGCCGTCTGGTGATGGCCACGCTCACCTGCTGTTCGATGGCCGGTTGCGGCAGATGCCGGAGTTTGCCTTCCTTCACGCGGTCCTTGAACCGGCCTGTGCATGCGCCCACCCTGAATCCCTCGATGAGATGTACGGTCCAGCCGGCTTCGGTGAGAGGATCGCAGAAGTCGACGGCCGGGCATCCCTTGGATTGGATGGCGATCTCGGTGATGTTCGGCCATGATTCACGCAGCATGCCCAGATACTTGGGTACCCAGAGCATGCCGTCGCGCCGCATGATCAGTTCAACGTGTGGCAGACCGTCGGCCCGGTATCCGGCGGCTGCGATGTATGTGGTCTCACGGTCCGCCGAGGTATCCACGCTGAGCACCACACGGTTTTCGAACGGGATACTGGATTTCTTGTCGATGCCGCGCTTCCATTGCTTCGGATCGATGAACGGCGTAATGTCCGCGGTCACCCACTGGCAGAGCACCTCGGTGCGATATGCCGCTTCGGTCATGCCGTTGATGTCGGCGATCACGCTTCGGTAGGTCATCGGCCCATAGCCGAGGGAAGGATTCGCCTGACGTATGCCATCCAGGTCATCGAGCCCGCACCCATCCGGCGCGCTCCATTCGAAGTACCCGTAGGATGCGTCGTGCGCCTCCGTCCATTCTTCGACGGTCTGCTGGCCGGTTTCGACGCTCGCGTTCCACGAGTCGGAGAGCCGGCGTCCCTCGTCCACTACCCTGCGCAGCACGATGCTGCGGTAGTCGCCGGCGTTGCTGATGCCCCACAGTTGGCTGGACCAGATGGCCTTCGTGGTCTGGCTGACCGCGTTCCAGCCATCGTCCGTATGCTGCTCGCGAAGCTCATCGAACACAACGCGGCTGGCGGACTTCGAACGGATGTTCTTATCGGCTCGAACGATGTACTGCGCCTTGTTGCGGCAGATGATTGCCTCTTCGCCGTGGCTGTTGTTGACCCGCTGCACACGCTTCTGGAGGGCAGGCACCGCGAGCGCGGCTTCCTCGTCGGTTTGTGGCGTGGGGTTGCACCAGTTGAGTACGGCGGAGTATGGGGCTCTGGCGTTGTCGAGGGTCTGGGCTGCTCCGACGATGAGGAACTTCCATGATGGGGAGAGTTTGGGCCGGCGGCCGGAGTCGACGAACAGCCACCATGCGCATAGGACGCTCATGACGGTGGTTTTTCCGTTCTGTCGTGCGACTTCGGCGACGACTCGGCGGAACCGGTAGGATCCGTCGGGGTTGGTTTCGAGTCCGTGGATGAGCAGCCATTTCTGCCATGGGTAGAGGTTCACGTGGAGGAATCGTTCGGCGAATTCGATGACCCCGTAGCCGTCGGATGTGGCCGGGGTGAGGGGCCGGAGCGGTGGCGTGTAGATTCTGGGGGTGGTGATGCCGTGGGCGTCGTCGTCGATCTCGCCGATGTCCATGCGCATCCTCCTAGGTCATCTTCGCCAGGTATTCCTCGAATTCGTCGGACACCTGCTTCGGCTTCGCATCCTGGATCGCGTTGGCGATGGAGCCGCGAGCGTCCGGCGTGGCTCCGAGCTCCCGTAGCACGTTCATCAAGTGCGGCATGAGGTAGAGGGCTTTGGTGACTTCGATGCCGGTGCCGTGGGTGACGGCGTAGTCGATCTGGCTGGCGATCATTCGGCCGGATTGAATCAGAGCGCTGTCTTCGGGCTTCAGCCGGTCATCGAGCGCTTTGACGGTGTCCTCATATGCTTTGAGCAGGCCCTTCTGCGCCTTGGTCGGCGCATCCATGAGCCGCAGGCGTTGTTCGCCAATCTTGAGGCATTGGTCGATGGCCTTAGCATCCTGTTGCAGGGCGAGCGGGTAGATCTGCCTGTAGATGCTGTCGAGGCGTTCGATCTCGATGCTGCGCGCGGTGTCCGGGTTCTTTCCGGATCGCGCGCTTTTGAGGGCGCGGGTGATTGCCGCCATCGCGCTTGTGGTCGACCGGTAGCCCATCGTGGTTTTGATCTGGCCGATGGGTGTGGCGGCGAGGAACAGGTTGAGGGCCTTGGCGTCGGATTCGGCGGTCAAGGTTCCTTACCTCCCTTCAGTTGTCCTTGGTGAAGTCGTGGGGTTTGCCGTCGAGTTCCGGCATGATGCCGGTGTATTCCTGGAAGCGCCGGCAGATCACGTCGGCGTATTTCGGGTCGAGTTCGACGACGAGCGCTTTCATGCGCAGCCCGTGGGCGGCGATGAGCGTGGAGCCGCTGCCGGCGAACGGGTCATAGACGATGCCGCCGGGTCTGCAGCTGTTCCTGAGCATGCTTTGGATGAGTTCAACGGGTTTCATCGTCGGATGCTCCCTGTTGGCTTTGGGCTTGGGGAATTGCAGGACGGTCGATTGTTTGTTGTCGCCGCGCCAGTTCGCGCTTCCTCGGCCGAGGCGCCCAGTCCCCCCCCCCCCCGCGTGAATCCGTAGCCGATGGGTTCGTATTCGGTGAGCGGTTCGTCGGGCATGGTGCCGGCGGCTATCGGTTCGGTCTGCTGCTGGTAGTCGGAGTGGCCGAGCGTGAACTGGTCCTTGACCCAGATGAGGGTCTGCCGCCATCTGAGGCCGATGGATTCTACTGCCTGCTGGAATTGGACGCGCAGGCTGTCGGAGTGGGCCATGTAGAACGGGCAGCCGGGCTTGCAGATCCTGGCAGCGACTTGCATGGCCTGTTTGGTGATTTCGACGGCCTTGTTGGGGTCGTTGTCGTTCTCGATGGTGAGACGGTCCTTGGTGCCGCCCTGGTATGCGACGCCATATGGCGGGTCGGTCCAGATGCATGATGGCTGGCCGATCATGCCGGCCGCCTTCGTGACGAGTTGTTCGTCAGTGCTGGAGCCGACGACGAGCAAGCTGTCACCGAGCTTCCAGATTTGGCCGGGCTTCGTATACGGCTTCTTCGGCACCGGAGGCACATCGTCGGGGTCTTTGAGCTCGCTGGGCGCGGGCTTCGCGGCGGCGATGATCTCGGCGATGTCGTCCGCGCTGTATCCGGTGCCCACCGTCGGCTGTTCGATGCTTTCCAGAAGTTCGGCAAGCGCGTCGGTGTCGTAGCCACCCAAGTCGGCGATGCGGTTGTCCGCGAGCACGATCTGCGCCGCCTGATCCGCGTCAAGGTCGACGATGACGGCTTCGATGGTCGTCCAGCCGAGGCTTTTGGCCGCCTGCCATGTGTGGTTTCCGGCAAGGATTTCGTTGGCGATGCCGGTCTTGGTGCCTTTGTTGACGACGATGGGCTTGTATTGGCCGCGCGCCTTGAGGCTTTCGGCGATTGCTGCCATGTTGCCGCGCCTCGGGTTGCGATGGTACGGGGTGAGATCGCCGATGGGCATGGTCTCGATTTTCAGATTCGCCATCATCGGCTCCTTTCCCGCGCGCACGCGCGATGGGGTGGTCAATATCGGAGGGAGAGGTCTTGCGGGCACGCGGGTAGTGTCCCGCCCGTGGCTGGTTTTGGGATTTTACCGCCCCTCCGGGGATTGGGCGAAGGCTTCGATGAATGCTTCGACGCCGTTGTTGATGAGTTGGACGATTTGTTTGTTGTTCGGCGGTGTCGCGACGAGTTTCACGTTTCCGATGCCGGGGATTGTGGGGTCGATGGCTGTGGGTTTGATCTCGATTGGCATGTCTAGTTCGACGCTGGCTAGGTCGGTGCTGAGGCTGCCGACTGTGACTCCGATGTGGAGTGTGAGTGGCACTGGCCTGATGATTTGTTCGCTGGGCATTGTTTGCTCCTATGCTGTTATGATCCATTGTCTGCTGAGTGTGCCGATTGGTGTGGCTGGGTCTTTGTTGCCGCGCAGGTTGTTGCATTGCGTATGGCTTGGCCTGAAGCCGGCCGGGTCATGCTGGAGATCGGGGCGTTTGGTCACCGGGTAGAAGTGGTCGAGGTTGTACGAGTCATCGCTGCTGTTCTGCGGTGCGTCATAGTCGATGGGCATTCCACACAGCCAGCAGACCGCATGCTCGGCCTTGCACTTCAGGAAGAACGCCTTGCGGTCCTTCTCGAACTGGCGTCCGCCCTTTCTGACCTTTCTGCTGGGAGCCGTCATTCTGTGGCCTCCCTTCGCGGGATCGGGCATAAGAAAACCCCGAAGCGCAAGCGCCCGGGGTTTCAAAGTATCCAAGTGGTTACAAAAATAACCAACGTTAGTAGTTCTAGCGGTGACAGTTTGCGTCTGTCAAGACCTTCGGCGTGTCACTTGTCTTTGTCGCGTCGGGTGAAGGTCCGCCAGACATCCCATACGTTGTAGACCGGATTGCCGTTCTCATCCACGTTCACCGGTTCCAGAATCCCTCGTTTCGCCCACTTGGTTATCGTGTTCGGCTTGACCGCCACCCCATAAGGATCCATCCACCGCGCGATGGCCGCCGCAGTGCCCTGAGCTCCACCGAGAGCCAGTCTCAGGACGCTGGCCTGCTGCACATCCTTGATCCGCCACTCGCCTCGGCACCGGTCACAGGCCTTGTACCCCGAGAACATCTCCAGCTCAGTGCACCACAGCTCATAGCCGCACTTCGGACACGGGCCGATCATCTTGCACGCCGGCGGCGGGTTCAGCATCCGATCCATGCGTGTGGCGGCGAGCGCGACTTGTTCGGTGATGGTGTCGGCGTCGTCGAGGGCGAGGAGGTTGGTTTCGTGGAGCATGATGCCTTTGAGGAGTGCTGGGACGTCCATGCCGCGGTGTGGGTGCAGTCCTGCTGCTCGTGTGAGTCTGCGTGCGAGTAGGTCGATGTCTTGTTTGAGTTGCCATGCGTCGATGTTGACGGGGATGGGCGCGATGCTGTGCGTGCCGTTGCCGGTGCTGCGTGCCATGATGTTGGCTTTTTTGGCGGCGATGAGGCTGAGTATGGGCCAGCCGTCTTTGAGCGTGCGCAGGTGGTTGTGGAGTTGTTGGGCTGGTGTGGGCATGGTTCCTCCGGGTCCGTCAGTGTGGTTTCTGCTGCTGTTCGGTTGGCTTCATGCCCGTTGCCTATTGTCTCACGGGTTGGTGTTGGTTTTTGGCGGTGATGGTGGGTATTCGATGTAGTAGTTGGCGCCGTAGTTGTCGTAGATGAAGCTGGCTTCGCGGGTGAGCGCTTCTTCGGTGGTGAGGAGCCGGTTGCGTTTGTGCCAGTCGGCGAGCGCGGTTTTGATTTGTTGGTAGGTGAGGATTTTGCCGTGGCGTTCGGTCATTTGGCTACGCCTCCGGTCACTGGGTCGATGAGTTCGCAGTCGATTGCGTCGATGTGGTCGCCGGTTTTGATTTCGACGCAGAAGCGTTTGATGTCGCCGGTGGTTTCGATTTTTTGGATGGTGGTTTGTTTGGGTTGGTCGTTGCCGGTGGCGATGGTGTAGCCGATGAGTCCGATGGCGGCGATGAGGGTTGTGGCGGCGATGAGTGCTATGAGGGCGAAGAGGAGGCCGGCGAATTCTTCGAGGGTCCAGTCTTTGAAGATGTGGCTGAGGAGCTTGTTCATTGGTTGTCCTTGGTGTTGGTGTGGTCGAGGTGGTCGAGGTGGTCGAGGATGGTTGCGGCGAGCAGTCCGAGGGTGCAGAAGGCGAGGGTGAGTGCCACGTATGCGGCGGGTCCCCAGATGGGTAGGAGCACGATCCACCAGCTCCAGTCGGTGATGTTGGCGAGGCGGAGTGCGGTGAAGACGACGCCGAGGAGGTTGATGGAGAGGATGGTTTTGCCGAATGTGGTGAGGGTGGCGCGTGCGTTGCGGGTGGTGTTGGTGCGTTTCATGCGGTGTGGTCCTTGATCTGTCGGCGGATGGTTCGGTATTCGGTGATGTCTCTGGTGAGGCAGTCGTGGACGCGGTGGGTGCCGTGCTGGTGGTGTTGGTAGGGGTTGCGGCCGAGTGATTGCCATAGGAGGCGCAGGCTGGTCAGGTCGAGGGCCCGGTAGTGGAGTTGGTTGGCGAGGAGGCCGTGGTAGTCGTGTCGTTCGAGCAGGTGGTTGATGGCGGGTAGGTCGAAGTGTTGGACGTTGGTGCCTGCGGGGTGGAGGGTGAGGTTCCGGTTGGTGGTGAGCCGGTCGATGAAGTCGGCGAGGTGGCCGGCGGTTTCCTGTTCGCTGCTGCCTGCTTGTTCGCAGTCGGCGAGGAGGCCGTTGGCGGTGTGCATTTTCAGGGCGGGCAGCGCGATCTCGAGGAGCTGGCTGGAGTCGATGTGGATGAAGGTCTCGTAGCGGCCGTATTCGGTGTTCGCGTCGAGGCTGGTGCAGATGGCTCCGATTTCGAGTATCGAACAAGTGTTCGGGTCGAGTCCGGTGGTTTCCACGTCGAGCCAGAGGAGCGCGGCGGCGGGGTTCGGTGTGATGGGGTCGCCGCCGACGGTGATGGCGTGCGCGTCGCTTGTGTTCATGGGTTTCCTAGCCTTTCAGGACGGTGAGGGTTTTGATGTGGGGTTGGAGGATCGCGGTTTCGTGTTTGGGGCTGATGCTGAGGATCCGCATGCCTTTGAGGTTTTGCTCGGCGTCGTCGAGGGTGAACCGTGTGGCCTGGTAGCCGTCTCGTGGCGGGCTTGCTTTGAGTCGGCCGTCGATGATGGTGCCGGTCTGGGTCATGAGGATGCAGCGTGCCCCGTCGAGTTCCTGGGGGCTGGCGGTGTGCCAGTCGATGGTTTCGCAGACTTTCCCGTTCATGCGATGGCCTCGAGTTCGTCGGGGTTCAAGCCCAGTTCCCGTAGGGCCTCGGCGTCGGGTTTGCCGTCGTTGAGCAGTTTGGCGAGCCTGCAGCTCGCGTCGTCGGGCCCGATCTCGTTGGCCGTGTCACGTGAGCGGCATAGCAGGCGCAGCACGTGCTCGCAGCACCAGGTGTGCCGGTGCGCGGCGCGCGTCGGTCCGAATCCGTTCCCGCCGGCGAGCGGCGGTGCGCTTTGGCTGCTGGTGCCGAGGTTGAGTTCCTTGCCTCGGCGCAGCCAGTTGCGGAATGCTGCGGCTGGGTCGGCGGGGTATTTGCCGTTGGCTGCGGTCGCGTCTTGGAATTTGGCGAGCTCGTAGTCGAGGTCGAGGCCGATCGCTTCGGCGAGCTTCCTGTGGGATTCGTCGGGTTGGAAGTCGGCGAGCGCCTGGCATGAATCGGTGGTTTTGGTTTTCGGTTTTGGTTTTTTCGCGCGCGTACTCTCTCTTGACGGTTCTATTGACGGTTCCTTTGACGGTTTGGGTGAAATGGGTTTCACCCCTAAAGCGAAGTGGGTTTCACCCGTGGGGTGAAGTGGGTTTCGCCCGTGGGGTGAAGCTGGTTTCACCCGTGGGGCGCAGTCCGTTTCACCGGTGAAGCCTGTTTCAGGGGTGAAGCTGGCTTCACCCCTGTTTTCCGTGTCGTCGTGCGGTTCTTCGGGTTTTTCGGTCTTGGTTTTCTTGGGGAAGAGCTTGTAGACGACGGGTCGGCGTCCTTTGGCGTATTTGCCGACGAGTTTCTGGTCTCCTTTGCGGATCAGTCCCTTTGCCTCGAGTTTTCTGAGGAGCAGTTGGATGCTGCGTTCGGATTTCTCGACCTCCTGGGCCATGGTGGCGACGCTTGGCCATGCCATGCCGTCGTCGTTGGCGTAGTCGGCGAGCACGATGAGGAGGAGTTTGGCGGTGCTGTCGCCGTGGAGTTTGGTCTTTTTGGCGCGCGCGACGAGTTCGATGCTCATGATTCACCTCTTGATCAGTTTGAGCGCTGTTCTGTGGCCTTCGTCGGTCAGCGCCCAGTTGTCGTAGAAGTCGGGTTGGATGAGCCCGCGTTCCTCCAATGCGGCGAAGGTGCGGCTGTTGTTGGAGTTGGCGGGCAGCGTGGTGTGGTTGAGTAGCGCGATCAGCAGCTCCCTCATGGTAGGCGTGAGCCTCTCGAGCCGGGTTCGGGTCTCCTTGCGGCTCATGGTTGTTCCTCCGAATGCCTGTAGAGGCTGCGGGAGGCTGCGGCGAGCGCCCTGCGGGTCTGGTTGAGGGCGGCGAGCGCCATGGTGAGGTGTTCGAGGGTGTCTTCGGGGGCTCCTTGGTCGCGGATCGCGTTGACGATGCGGATGAGCGTGTCCGTGAGGGTGCTGGTGGTGTCGATGCGGCCTACGGCGAGCGCTTGTTGGCGTTTCATGCGTTGGGTTTCGTGTTGCGGGCTCATTGCTGGTCGTCTCCTTTGGTGGTTTCGGTGATGTGGAATTCGAGCCTGTGCAGGCCTTTGGGTGCGATGGTGGGGCTCATCCGGTAGAAGGGGCCTTCCACGTGCCTCCAGTTGTCGTCCGGCCATAGGCCCGCTTTGGTGAAGCCGTCGATGATGGGTTTGCCTACGTTGTCGGCGTTGCTGGGGTCGGCGCGGCTTCGGCCGTTGGGCGGGTACTGCACGTACACGTCGAGCCGGCAATGCTCGAAGCTCACTCCGTCGTGCCGGTTTCTCCAGTCGGCGGCTTCGGCCCAGCCGAGGCGTTTGAGGGTCTGCATGAGCCGGTTGTGCGCGTACCAGTTGCCGTCCGAGCCGTTGTCGTTCTTCCACAATGGTTTGGGGATTTCGACGACGATCACATGCGTCGTATTCATCGTGGCCTCTTCGTGGTTTTCGGATTGTCGCCCGGATATTGGGCGCAGACTATCCATTTACCGTCGTGCCGGTGGTCGGGCGCCACCTCCACACGGTAGGCGCCCTTGGGCGTGAAGGCCTTGATGCCGCCATGCAGGATCCGCTGCTTGAGGTTTAACGCGGCGCGACGCTCCATGTTCTCGCCGATGACGGCGATGCGTCCCTCGAATCTGCGCAGGGCTTTGGCGGGTTTCGACCATTTGCTTTCCGGCCGTGCGGGCTTGACGTGGATGTCGGCGGGCCAGTCCGCGATGAACCGGACCGAGCGCAGCAACGCCAGATCCTCGTCCTTTTCCACCGTCCGGGCTTCGGATTCCACTGGTTTCGTCTCAGTGGGATCCGGCAGCGGTGAGGCCAGCGGCTCCGGTTCGGCGGGCTTGCGGTCCCCGGTTTCGGCCTGCACGGGCTGGGCCGCGACGCTCGGCGTGACGCCGGGGCGCTGCAATCCTTGTTTTCTGCAGTAGCGGCCCACGGCGAGCCGTTCAGATTGCTCCAGCTGGTCCCAGCCGTCGCGTAACGCGATGGCGTACAGTTGTTCGAGTTCCTGTTGCGTGTACTTCGGTTTGGTCATCACCACTCCCCGGTGTCGAAGTCGTCATTGTTCTGCATGGCTCCCGCATAACCCTGCGCGGGAGCCGACGCGGCCTGGCGTTGGCCGCCGTTACGTCCGCCGCCCGTTTTCGTGATCTGCACGGTGGCGCGTTGCAGGCTGGCGCCGATGTCGTCGATGACGTACCGGGTGGACCAGCGCTCCGTGCCGTCCTGCGCGGTGAACCTGTCGGTTTTCGGCCTGGCCGCCACGATCACCTGCGAGCCTTTCGCCAGACTCGCGGCGATATGTTCGGCCAGGCCGCGCCATGCCTCGCAGTTCCAGCTCGTGGGCGTGACCTCGACCGGCTGGCCGGCCGTGTCCTTCTCCCAGCCGCTGGACAGGATGCGCAGGTTCACCACGGGCGTGGCCTGGGCGCCGACGGTCCTGAGTTCCGGGTCGGCTGCGAGCCTGCCGCGGATGATGACCATGCTTGGATCCTTTGCCATCTACTCCTCCTCTTCCTGTTCGTCGTCGGTGAGATATGGTTCGAGTTTCTGCACCGCCCACGGTGTGGCGAGCGCCGCGCCGCAGCCCACGTAGACGGTCAGGGCGATGGTGTTGCCTACGGGGTGCATGCAGCCGTCGTGCGTGAGCAGCCATGCCAGGGCGAGCAGCGTGATGGCGGCGAGCGCGATGGTTTCGACTCGTGTGTATGGCCATTCGGCCGTGTCTATGTTCATGGGTTATTCCTCCATGCCGCGGATCCAGCGGTCCATCGCGGCTTTCGTGACCCTGCGTCGGCCTGGTTTGCCGAATCGGTTCGGCGGGCGGAATGTGTCGAGGTCTCCGTTGTTGATCGCCAGGCGCACCCCCTCGTAGTCGAGCGAGTACACTTGCGCGGCCTGATATGGTGACCATGCCTGCCGTTCTCCCAGCGGCACGCGGCTCGTGTCCTTCAGCGCTTCGGCGTTTTTCGGTTCGCTCATCGTGGCCTCCTAGAAGTTCTTGATCTTGGCCGTGAGGCGTTGGAGGGTCTGGCGTGGGGTGCCGGTGACGTCCACGGTTTCGCCGCCCCAGCCCGCGTCGAGGCTGAACAGGTGGCCTTGGTTGTCGAGCATGAGTCGGGTGACGCCGATCTCGAATTTGCCGGGCGCGGTGCTGAACACGATGCCGTATGGCGTGGCGTCCGCGAACTCGTATTTGCCGGAGTGCTCCATCAGCCCGGCCAGTGTTTCCTTGGTTGTCTCGTTCATCGCTTGACCTCCGTGTGGATAGAATCCGTGTCATGGATTGGAATCTGTTCTGGACCGCGTGCGGTGCCGTCGGCGGTATGGCCGGCGGTGTGTGCGGCGGCATCGCTTTGTTGCTGACGCGCAAGGCGAATAAGCTCTCGCAGGTCGCGAACCGCGCGGCGGAGGAAGCCAACGGGATCGCCGGTGACTCGAAGCGGCTCGCCAAGGATGCCAACCGCCTTGCCGGCGAGGCGAACCAGATAAGCGCAGACGCGAATGCGATCAGCCAGCGGGCGTTGCGCGTTACCGCCGATCAGACGGTCTACAAATGGCGGGTCGAATTCGATGGTGAACGATCTGCGGTGTTCCTGGTCAACGACTGCCCCCATGAAGCATCTGACGTTCATGTGTTCGTCCGTCACGAAGACCAGGCCATCACGGACCGGCGCGTCGATAAGGTGCCGGCGTTCGGCGAGGTCACATTCGAAGACGAGCTGTTCCTGCATCAGATAATCGAAGACCAGCGTTCCATCGACCGGCTCAACGCGGGTGGCAGCTTCGTCTTCATCGGTGTCGGAGGCTATGACGTCACCGTCCACGTCGTCTACACAACCGAGCTCGGGAGCCGACGCAACGATGAGATTAAGCAGCGCCTCACCAACAGCCACCGCCATTGAAGCCTCGCCGGACATCACGCCACCTCCCTGGCTTTGAATGCTTGAATCCGGATTTGCTGTAGTGTTGTATACATGGTTGATCCTTGGACTTGGACGTTGTCGACGACGCTGGTGGTCATCGGATGGGCGGTGAGCTTAGCCATTGCGGTGGCTGGCTGGGTGATCACCGCCGTCAGAGATCGCAACGCGGCGCGAACGGCGAGCGCCAAGGCCAAGGCCGATGCCAAGGATGCACAGCGGAGATTCGACGCCCAGTTGGACGTGCTCAAAGGCCAGTTGCAGGCCGCGAACGATTCAGCGGACGCGCTCCGGTCGCAGGTCGACGCGCAGAAGGCCGCCGCCGAATCATTGCGGGCGCAGGTCTCTTTGCTGGAGCGACAGGCCAGGCTGGCCGAGGCGGCCGCCGCCGTTCCTGTCTGGGGATTCGAGCAGTCGCGACCCCGCAGCGTCGTGTACGAGGTCACGAACCGCAACGCTTTCGATGCGTTCGATGTGAGGGCGGAATACAACGGCGACAAGTCATACGAGCTGGGCGACATGCCCAAGGGATCATCCACGAGCTTCGACTTCGTTGAATCAGCGATCTGGGGTGGGGTGCAAACGGATATAACCATCAGCTGGCTCCCTTCGCCTGATGCGACGAAGCGTGAACATCTCCGGATGGCGATGCCGGCCCGCCTATAGACAGCAGGTGCTGCAGTTCGGCCGCGTCCGTCAGCACGACTTTCGTGACATGGACCAGCGCGGTGCCGTTGTCCAAGTATTCGACCTGCAGTGGATGCTCTTCGAACCGGGCGACCTCACCGGGCTTCATTCCGAAGACCGCGGCCAATCGAGGCCCAAGACTTTCAGGCAATGACGAGTAGGAAACATTGACGCCCATCACGCCACCAGCTTCTGCGAGCGCGGCACCATCGGGACTCCATTGGTTAGCTGGAATCCGGACACGATTCTTATGATTTCCACTGCCGATGGCGTCTTGTCGTTGGTCAACTCCTTGTACCGCTCCTCCGTCAATCCACAGGCGGCAACAAATGCCGGATGACTGAGTTTGCGCTCCTCTTCCAACGAGGCGAGGAACTTAGGGGATATGACCAGCCCGTCCATGTCTCACTCCTTAATCAAGGTGTTTAATTTCTTAAACGAACTGTATCACAACTTGAACGGTTGTCAAACCGTATTTGATACGGTATGTTTAATAAATGAGACACATAGTTAGGAGGTAAACATGAGTGCATTCACGAAATGGATTGAGGAGATCTCCAGCGGCAATATGAGCAACCGAGAGCTCGCCAAAAAGGTCGGCATGACCGTCGCCACATTTCATCGCAAATGGACGGAAGACGCTTTCGTCTCGGATGATGCGATCACAATCGCACGAGCCTTCGGCCGTTCGCCAATCGAAGCTCTCGTAATCCTTGGCTCACTGACCGAGGAAGAGGCCAGCAAAGCCGCAAGGGGCTACTCGCTATCCGAGTACACGACCTTGGAGCTCAGCCAGGAACTCTTGCGGCGAATTCAAGCAAGCGCCGAAGTCCCTGATTATCTCGACAAACCGGTCGATGAGGCCGCAAAGAAAATTCTGTAGAATCTACGTCAATTGGACGCGGAACCCTCTCCCCGCACGACAATCCATCTAGAATATGTGCCTCAAAAATCGTTAGAATATAAATCGCCCCGGTCGCTCGTCTGCGAGCGCCGGGGCTTTTTCTACATGTGCAGAATCAGATGGTTGACGGCACCGTCTTTGATACTTCGGATTTAGGTGTTGGCTTTGCTGTTTGGTTCCCCTTCGAACAGTCTGTCTCGCATGGAAAGGGTGAGGATGGTCATGTTCTTCTGCCGTTCTCCTGAAATTCCCGACGAGTTTAGTTTTTCCTGGAGCACGGCGACTATGTATTGGCTTTGGCAGTGGTCGGCTTCGTCGAATGCGGCAACGAGATGATTGCCTTCCACATTTTCGATGACGTCATGTACGACGAATTCCGGTATCGTTCTTCCCTGGCTTTTTGCATATTGCTGGTACGCCAAATCGTATGCGGCAATGAGTGATTTTCTTGTTCCTGTGCTGGTGCCATCGTCGAGATGGTTTAATGAGAC